ATGATTCACTGTAAACGCGTTTATGATCCGGCAGAGGCCGGCGACGGTTACCGCGTCCTGGTCGACCGACTCTGGCCGCGCGGGATGAAAAAAGAGGCTTTGCGCTACGATGAATGGTGCAAATCGCTCTCGCCCTCTTCGGCGCTACGTAAAGCGTTCCACGGCGAGGCGATCGATTTTGCCAGCTTCAGTCAACAGTATCGCCAGGAACTCGACGCCCGGCGTGACGAAGGATTACGTCTCGCCGGGCTGGCTCGCCAACAGCCCTTAACCTTGCTGTATGCCGCCAAAGATACCCGGCAAAACCATGCGCTGGTGCTGGCTAACTGGCTTGAGAATCTACCGGTTACGGCTTAGCGGGGTGATCCCGGCGCCACAGTTCCCATTCATCGAGGGTTTCCCCGCCGGGCAGCTTACAGTCGCTGCGCACGCCCTGCGGCGTCTGAACCGGAATCAGACTACCGCCTTTTTGCGTACAGTAGACGGAAGCCGGGTTGGCCATGCCGATAGTCTGCGGCGGCGGCGGGGCATCCTGCGGCTGCGGCTGCTTCGCGCATCCGGCCAGGGTCAGCGGCAGTAGCATTATCATCCACTTCATTTCTGCTCCTTCTTTGCACAGAGCAGGTATTTGCCCTGATTCTTCATGGTTTCTCCATTTTAACTACACTTTTGCCCCGTAGAGTAGCGCTTGTTCTCGAACTGACCAGAGAACAGATCATTCCATAATCAATGAGTTTTCCCCGTCGCCCCCGACGGGGCTTTTTTTTGATTTAATCAATTGAAATAAAAGGATTTATTTCAAAAGTGTCCACATATCGACCACATTGGCAAGAATAGCCCCCTCTCCAGGGGGCTATTTTTATACCGCAAGACTAAGTTGACTGTTCCCGTAATGAGAAGCCGGGAAAGCGTCGCCGGGGATAAAGCCTGGCGGCAATGGATCGGCGCTGGTTGAGCGCTTCGTTACTCTGCGCTCTACGGTGTTAAGTGTCGTGAATGACTCGCTACATTCAAGATTCTGGCATTGATGATATTGCCGGATGGTGAACTCGCTTAACCGGCGGCTGGTGCGGGTACGGGCATTTGCGCCGCAGTAGGGACAAACAAACATGATGATCTCCCATAGGGAGTTGAACTCACGCCTATTATGGCCGCTACTGTTCAGTTTCTGCAATCCAGTCGCTTATTTTCGCCTCAAGCTCCATTTTCGTGGTAAATCCGTTATCACCGATTACATGTTCCGCTCTGGCAATGATCCAATCCTGATTATCGATTTCAGGCTTAAAGCCCGACACATTCAGATGCATACCCGGGTATAAATCGGCGCGGCCGCGCGCCAGGGTTATCGAAAACTGTGCGGCACCTTTCTGGAGCTGTATCCATTTTGCCGCAGCTGCGCGCCTGGCCGCCGTTTCGTTCTGATAGGTTTTACGCAAAACATACACGTTACCTTCAGCGCCCTCCATGTAATCCCCTTCCGGGCGGCTGCTTTTCTCCTCAGCCTTTTTTCTGGCAGTATTTGTTTTGCGCTTAGTGACCTTAACCGGTTTTTTCTTGCCGAAATTAAGATCCAGCCAGTACGCCCGCACGCCGGTGTAAGCATCACGATCGGCAATGCGGAACCTGTGACGATCTCCGCTGGCACGGGTTATTTCAGCCGATGGCAGCGCCCTGCCGGATGCACTGACGCCGCCCCCAGGCAGGATAAACAACAGACAACCATTTTTCACGGTGGCGATGGCCCCCAGCATCTCCGCCATGCGCGTTAAAAACGACATGTCGCTCTCTTCGGTCTGATCCGCATGGTCGATCTCAATGTCGATCAGGGCCTCGCTAATCATCGGCTTCAGGTCATAGTGCCGGGCAATGGCCGACACCACCCGCTCTACCGTCACATCATGCCAGGACACCTCTCGCCTGACGTTCATCTCTTCGCGAAAATCAGCGCTGTGCGCGGTGATGTCGATAACATCCGGCGGCCCGCTATGTCCCACCTCGTCAACGGTGTAGAGACCTTTGTAGATCAACGCCTCTCCCAGCCAGCCGATTGACACCGCCAGCTCCGCACCACGAGGGGGCAAATCCGTTACTCCGTCAGAGTCATCTACTGACAGGGTTAGCTGGTCAGCATCGAAACCGTTGTTATCTGTAACGGATAGCGAAGTGATGCGGTCGGCCAGTTCGGTGAGCACAACCCCACCCAGGGTAATACTAAAATCCGGCTTCTTAACGACATCACTTAATTTTTCTACATACGCTTCGGCTGCTGCTGTTAGCGTGTCTGCTATCGACATAACTCCCCCGTTTTCTGCTGATGATTCCATGCCCGCGCGCGGGGCTGAATCCCTTTTTGTTGTCAGCGAACGGGCAGACCGGCAACCAGGCGACGCCAGCAGACTTAACGTTGAATATTGCCCTGAACTCAAAGAGCAACATGATGGTGAACTTATGTCTGAAACTCGTTTTCACGGCGTCCGCTCTCGCGAAAATACCGACCTACAGCAGGCAATCAATGACATTGATTCCAGCGTGATCGGTATTGTTGCGGTTGCTGATGACGCCGATCCGGAAACCTTCCCGCTCAATACGCCGGTTCTGCTGACACGGGTGCGTAACGTCCTCGGCAAGGCAGGTAAAACCGGGTCGCTTTACAAAACCCTCAAAGCCATTTCCGATCAGTGCAGCCCGCGCGTTGTGATTGTCCGGGTGAAAGAGGCTTCCGGTAACGGCGCCAGCCAGTCCCAGGCCGTTATTGGCGGAACAGATGGCGACAGCTATACGGGAATGTATGCCCTGCTGACGGCGGAAGCCAAAACCGGCTATCGTCCGCGCATCCTTTCGGTACCGGACTACGACACCGAGGAGGTAACGTCACAGCTTTGCGTGATTGCCCAGAATCTGCGGGCTTTTGTTTATGCCGGTTGCAACGGCTGCGCGACCATGGCGGAGGCTATCGCTTATCGCAAGACCTTCGCTTACCGCGAGCTGATGCTGATCTGGCCGGACTTTATCGCTTACAACACTCTGACGGATGATAACGAAACGTTTCCCGCCCCGGCTTACGCCTGTGGCCTGCGCGCCGCTATTGATAACAGCCAGGGCTGGCACAAATCACTGTCCAACGTTGTGGTGAATAATGTTCTGGGTATTTCGAAGGATGTTTTCTGGGCATTGCAGGCAGAAGACAGCGACGCCAACGAGCTGAACAACAACGAAATCACAACGCTTATCAAGCGTGACGGTTTCCGTTTCTGGGGTAACCGCACCACGGACACCGAAACCTACACTTTTGAGGTGTTTACCCGTACCGCGCAGATCCTGGCGGACAGCATTGCGGAGGCGCAATTTACCTCTGTTGACAGCCCGCTCACTCCGGCCAACGTGAAAGATGTGGTAAGCGGCATCCGCTCAGCCCTCAGCAAAAAAGTCACTGCCGGCCAGCTTATCGGCGCTGACTGCTGGTATGACACGCTGGACAACGGCACCACGGATTTGCGCCAGGGAAAGCTGATTGTGCGCTACAGCTACAGCCCGGTCCCACCGCTTGAAGATCTGACGCTCTACCAGACCTTTACCGATGATTTTTACGAACCGGCGTTCGCGTCGCTCGGGGGTGAATAATGGCTGTTCCTCACAAACTGCGGCTTTTTAGCTGCTTCGTTAACGGTGATAACTACCTCGGGAAGGTGACCTCTTTCACTCGCCCCAAACTGTCACGAAAGGTAGAGGACTATCAGGGCGGTGGCATGTTGGGCGCGGTCGGGGTTGACCTCGGACTTGAGGCTGGCGCGCTGGATTCCACCGTTGTTTTTGGCGGCGTCATTAAGGCTCTGTTTCTCGAATACGGGGCAGAAATTGACGGCACGCGGCTGCGCTTTGCGGGTGAATATTTCACTGATGGCGAAAGCCAGCTTGTCGAGGTGGAGCTGCGCGGGCGATTTACAGAACTCGACGGTGGAGATTCAAAACAGGGGGAAGATACGGAGGAAAGCTACACCTTTAAATCCACCTACTACAAATTCTCCATGGATGATCAGCCCATTATCGAAATCGACCTGCTGAACTTCATCTACAAAAAGAACGGTCAGAACATGTTCCCGGACCGCATCACTTCCGCCCTTGGCATGGGTAGTTAATCACCTTTCAGAGGGTGGCAAAGATGCCGCCCGGAGATTTTTAACATGACTAAAAAAATTAAAAAACTGTTCACGCTGATGCAGCCGGTAGTCCGTAAAGACAGTGAGATCGGACAGGTGGAAATCACCGGCGCCATCAGTCAGGCCGGATCGTTGCGCGGCCTGAATCTTATCCGCGTTGCCAATATGGATGCAGACTCAATTGCCACGCTGTTGACGCGAGTCACCGCGCCTGCGCTGACACAAAAAGAAATCAACGAAATGCACACTCTGGACTTTATCGGGCTGGCAGAGCTTCTGGTCCCTTTCTTGAATCCGCTGGAGCCTGGAGCGTTGAACGCGGCGGAGACGGAGAGCGAGTAATCACCGTTGCATTCGACCAGATCGACGATCTGGTTGCTGATATTGCCGTTATTTTTAACTGGCCGCCCTCTGAAGTTTTCGGCATGGATCTTGGCGAGGTGATAGCCTGGCGCAAGCGGGCGGCGCTTCGAAGTGGTGCCAGTGATGAAGAGTCTTGATATCCGTGTTGCGTTCAGCGCGATCGACAGGTTTACCCGCCCCGTTAATGCTGCCCGCCAGAGCGCGGGCGGCCTTTCCGACTCCCTCAGAAAAACACAATCCACCCTGAAAGGGCTCGATAAGAGCAGTGCCACTTTTCAGCGAATGACCGCGGCCGTCGGCAAAACCGATCGTTCAATCTCACGAGCCCGTACCCGCTTTGATGGCTTGTCAGAAGCACAACGTAAAAACGGGACGCTGACAGAAAAACAGCAAGTATTGATGTCCCGGTTGGGTGAGCGGCTTGATCGGTTGACCGCAAAACGCGTGACGGAAGTGGCCCGCCTCCGAGAGAGTGCATCAGCCCTGCGCCAGCATGGCGTCATGCTATCCGGTAGTAGCGCCACCATCGGTAACGCAATACGCCGCACAGAACAATACAACCAATCCCTTGAACGGGAAAAACAACAACTTGCTGCGGTCACTCAAGCTCGTAAACGTTACGAGGGCGCGCAGCAGACCGCCGGGAAGCTGCGATCCGGTGGAGCAATGGCAGTCGCTACGGCAACCGCTGCCGGGTATGGCGCCGGACGCTTCCTGTCGCCTGCGGTTGGTTTTGATGAGGAAATGTCAAACGTCCAGGCGCTGACGCGGCTCGATAAAAACGATTCGCAGCTGGCCGCCTTGCGTTCCCAGGCAAAAAAACTCGGCGCTGAAACCGCCTTCACCACACGTGACGCCGCCAGCGGCCAGGCCTTTCTGGCAATGGCGGGCTTCACGCCAGATGCTATCCGTGCCGCACTGCCCGGCGTGCTCAATATGGCGCTGGCAGGCAGTATGGAACTGGGTGAAACGGCAGACATCGGCTCAAACATTCTTTCTCAGTTTTCCCTCGATGCCGGAGAAATGGACCGCGTCAGCGATGTGCTGACAGGCACCTTTACCCGTACCAACACTACGCTTAGCAGCCTCGGCGAGACAATGAAAGTTGTCGGGCCGGTAGCGGCGGGACTTGGGATTAGCCTGGAGGAAGCCGCAGCCATGACCGGCACGCTGGCGCGTGTGGGTATTCGTGGCAGCGAGGCCGGGACGGCAATGCGTCGCTCGCTCTCACGCCTGGCCTCCCCTACTACGGCAGCAAAGAAAGCGCTTAAAGAACTGGGTGTAGAAACCGCTGACGCAAGCGGAAAGATGCGCCGCCCGTTCGATATCCTTCTCGATCTACAAAAGCGTGTCTCCCGTTTCGGTGATGTGGATCAGGTTTCCTTTTTCAAAGACATCGCCGGTGAGGAAGGTTTTACCGGTCTTCAGTCTTTGGTCAAAGGCGCAGGTGATGGCTACCTTCAGTCACTCTATGAGCAAATCGCTGAAGCCCATAAAAACCAGGAGGCGCTCGCCGTCGCTGACAAGAAGAAAGATAACCTGGGCGGTGATTTGAAGGAGCTGGACAGCGCGTGGGAGGCTTTCCGCATTTCTGTGGCTGAGACAGTGGATGGGCCGTTGCGCGGGCTGACGCAGGGGCTTAGCCAGGTTATTGGCAGTATTCAAAGCTGGGTAGAAGAAAACCCCCGGCTTTCACGAACATTGTTACTCGCCGGTGGTACCGCACTGGCATTAACCGCAGTAATTGGCGGTATGTCATTAGCTGCTGGTCTACTTTTGGGGCCGCTTGCAAAACTCAGGCTGGGGTTTGCGCTGCTGTCCGGCGGGAGCGGCATCGGGGGTACGGTATCAGCGTTCCGCATGTTGAGTGCTGTAGGCGGCAGTTCGCTGGTCAAAATTAGCGGATGGGGTGCTTTACTCGGCGATCTGGCTGGACGCGCCAGCGTATTAACCAGATTGATGGTACCACTGCGCGGCGCGTTACTTGGCGCCTTTACCTCTCCAGGGGCGGCAATAAGCGCCCTGTCAAAAAGCATTGGCGGGCTGGCGCTGCGGCTAACCGGGATCCCTGCTCTGCTCGGTATTGTGAAAGGTGGAATTACGGCTCTGGGCGGTGGATTGTCATTGCTGTTGAGCCCAATCGGTTTACTGGGCGCTGCGTTTGTGGCGGCTGGGGTACTGATCTGGAAATACTGGGGACCAATTAAGGCCTTCTTTAGCGGTTTTTTTACCGGCGTCATCCAGGGGCTAGCACCAGTTCATAACGCATTTTCCCGGCTGGCGCCCGTTTTCGGGGTCATTGGGGATGGCGTCAAAAACGTCTGGAACTGGTTTAAAAAAGTATTAACGCCCGTTGAGGAAAGTCGCGAGGCGCTAAACAAGTGCGCCAGCGCCGGGCAGACCTTTGGAGAGGTTCTGGGTGCTGCGCTTAGCGTACTGCTTTGGCCACTTCAGAAATTAATGGAAGGCGTTGGTTGGCTACTGGAAAAGCTCGATCTCATCCCCGACGGCATTGAAAGAGCCAGGCTGGAAGCAGCCAGGCTCAGGGCTATTCCGGTTATGTGGGAATGGGATGAAAAATCGGGGCGCATGGTTAAAAGGGAGTGGCAATGGTCCACTGAAAAACCAGCAAGCAAAGGCAGTGCGCCACCGCCCAATGTACTTGGGGGTGACTCTGGAACAGAGCGGCGGCTGGGCCAAATAGCGGATAACACCAAAGGCCTTTTAGATGAGGAAAAGCGCAAACGTATCGGGCCGGGTGACATTGTATTTAAAAATCTCCCCCCGGCCTTTGCGGTGCGTGGTGAATGGCAGGAATCTCAGCTTGTTCGACAACCTGTTAGTGCTCGTCCGGTTATTGCTGCCGGAGAGCCATTGATTAAGCAGGCACCGGCATGGCAACCGGTACGCCGAAATGAAATCAAGCGCCCGGCAGCTGCGGTGCCGGCAGATGGTTTTTCTGGTGAGATTCACGTCCATTTGCATGGCATCAAGAGCGACAATCCTCGCGAGCTGGCTCGACTTGTCGGGGAGGCTGTCCGTACAGAGATGGATAAACAGCAACGCGCTGCCCGGGGTTCATTCCGGGACCATGATTAACAGGAGTTATAGCTATGATGATGGTATTCGGACTTTTTGTATTTGAACTCAGGACACTCCCCTACCAGCAATTGCAGCTGTCGCGTAACTGGCGGCACGTTAAAAATGATCGTGTGGGCCGTAGTGCAAAATGGCAGTACGTTGGCGCAGGTGAGAATCAGCTGACGCTGGGTGGGTTGCTGTACCCTGAAATTACCGGCGGCAACTTGTCGCTGGGTGCCGTCTCTACAATGGCCTATACCGGGCTGGCCTGGCCTCTGTTCGATGGCGTCGGGTCCATTTACGGGATGTATGTCATCACGGGTTTGCAGGAGACACATCAGGAGTTTGATCGCTATGGCAAAGCTAAAAAGATAGAGTTCACGCTTTCATTGCAGAGGGTCGATGAAGATATCAGGGAAGGCCTGCAAAAGTCCTCTGTTAGTGAACTGATGGCAACACTGAAAGGTGGTGCTGAAACTGTACTGAATACGATGCAAGAGATGCGAGGTGGTCTGACATCCTGAGCTATAACATGATGACTTGTGCCAGAATTCAATACCGGCAGCAACTCAGATTTTCTAACGTGTTGTTATACGACTACCTATAGACAGATCTAAGCCAGAAGTGAACCTAACAACTATAAAATATAAAAACTACACTTTATTATAAGACCTTCGATAAACAATTAGTGGGCACCCGTTCAATGCACATGCCAAAATATGACACAGCGTTTCCAAGACCATGATTAAATTGATTTTTTATTCCATTGCCGTGATAGCGGACTTGTTTTTCACATGATTGTTAACACCCCAAACCTATCACATTAATATTTTCATTGAACACTTTACTCCTTCCTTTTTAAGAGCTATTTTTTAAAAACAACCACACAGTCTAGAATGTCTTCCCTAGGTTTATAAAAATGAGGAACTCAAATGAAAAAACTACATTTAATTCCAATCTCATTACTATTCCTTGCGAGTAATTCATTTGCAGATCCAATATGTGGCCCTTCGCCTACAGTACCAGAGCACACATCAGAAGCATCACTGAAAGCAAGTGCCAACGTTATATTCAAGCAATTAGGCCAAGCAAATGCTGATGTAACAATAAAGGATGAAACAAGAGATGTCCTACATCGATATCCCAATGCAGATCAAATAGCCACTAAGATATTTCTCCAATGGACAACATGCACTATTGTTATGAGCAGCACACAACTAACTGATGATCAAAAGATCAGCAGAGTACAGGAATCCTATAAAATCACTCAGGTAAAATAAGAATGAAATTAATTAGTACGTTCTTTTTTAGCATGCTAGTCATTACCTTCTCATTTCAAGCCAATGCAGATACTGTAAATACAGAGGCTAAATGTGGTCCCTCGCCTATTATTAAAGACAGTTCAATCACACGTACTGTAAAAGAGGAAGCTAACAAACTTAATGTTGATAGTGGCAATATTACAACCACCATAGTTCAATCTTATACTGATTCGCTCAATAAATATAAAAATGCAGATAAAGTTTTGGCCTCAACATATTATCAATATCAAATTTGTGTATTAATAATGAACAGCAACCTTTCAACCTCGCAAAAACAGGATGCAATTAAAGATGCGCTAAACGTTATTAATGACATGGGAAAAGAATGGTTTCAGGTTGTATTATCACCAGACATTGATTCATTTATTGAACCATCAATAAAGAATACAGACTTGTATTACATGTGGCGTATAGAATACAGACTCGATACCAAATACAAAAAGAACACATATATTATTAATGATATAAGGATTGATGACAACATTCCACCTAAAGAATTTGAAATGACAGAAGGAAATTACACCATAAAAATGAGCTATGACATTGGGCTTGAAAACTCCGACACTCCAAACCTCGAGGGGACATGTGCCATACCGTTTAAATTAGATAAAAATATAATTTTACGACCCGTTATATCAATAAATTTAGATACTGTGCAGGGTAGCGGCTTAGCAGCTAAATGTGAGCTCAATACAGGTTGAAAATTTATTTTAGATGCACTATCAAGGCCAAGACCAAAAGCCGTCACAACAAGGAATGGCTTGACATACAACTGGTATGGGCGCCTATGATAAAAAATCAGCATACATCTCCGCCATAATGATTTTAAATATCACCCATTCACTCATAAAATTTAAAGTACTACTTTCGCACTAAAAAAATAACATACTCTTACTTATCTTAGCTAGCTATTGCTTGGTTATTATCTAATACTTTTTACAAGTAGCCTAAACCACCACCTTATAGATAATCACCTTAAGTTAACTCAATAGCTATAGCTTTAATATACAGTTCAAGTAAAGCAACCACTTCATTAACATCAACTGTAGTTATGGCATATGAAATGCGTTGAATTATAACACATGCTTTAATAACTATAATTATTATCCACAGACACCATGCCACATATAACCGCCTGCGGGGCATATAGCATTACATAATTGCGCTACAGCATAACCACTTTGACATTGTTGTGCAGGCACCTGTGCTTGTAGATTCACTGGCCCCCAACATCCACATTGCGCAAGAGGAGTATTTTGAGGTAGTTTTTGAGGTGTGGGTTGTGGATTGGGTTCGTCATTCATTGCAGCCAATACTTCTTTAACGGACATATTGCAGCTTTTAGCAATAGCCTCAGGTTTATTCCCTCCCTTAGCCAAGTCTTTAATAGTATCATTCTCACATTGAGCATCACAAATGAACGGTAAACTAGAGATAACTAACACCAAAAGTGTTTTTGTTATTATTGATTTCATTGCTCTCATCTCCCCATCTAAGTTGATGATATGTTACAGATCAAAAATAGCTGATAGCGTTTATCTCATCAACGTACAACTCATTTTTATTTGTAGTTAAAAAAACCTAATTACATACTACATTCAGCATATGTAACTAACTGACATGGAGTAATCACCCGCGCCTTGTCTGATAATGTTTTGTCGTATGATAACAATTTAACACCCTCCAGTGAATCTAGCGTCATTAAAAATATCATGATCCACATCCTCCAGTGTTACGAAAAAAAAACCACATTTAATTCTATAGTTATGTGTTACTCCCAATTTTTATCATAATATTTATTTCTCGTTTAATGCAGAACCTTGTTTGATAGGGTCCTAACTGTAATGGCTAGTAAGTCAACTCAGAGCGAAAATGAATCACTACTGACCTGCTCCCCGCTTTATCAAATACACACTGTGGTTTATGACCGATCAGGTTTCGCCTGAATCCGGTCAAATCGCACCGGCCCTCGCACACTTTGGGCAAGACTTAACAACCTCGCAGCGCTCAGATCAAAAAACTGGTTAATAATCAACCAGTCTTACATATATTCTAAATGCTTATTATTGGTCGAAAAGTATCCATCACATTATTGCAACGAGTTAAAAACTAAACGTAAGCACACCCATCTGAGGGATTTCTTATGACAATTAAGAAACTCGATGATGGTCGATATGAAGTGGACATAAGACCTGCCGGGCGCAACGGAAAGCGCATCCGCAGGAGGTTTGACAAGAAGAGTGAAGCAGTAGCATTTGAGAAGCACACCCAGTTTAACCACCATACTAAAGAGTGGTTATCAAAACCGACAGATAAGCGGCATCTGTCTGAGTTAATACAGATCTGGTGGAATTTGAAGGGAAAGCACGAGGAACATGGACGGATAAATCGCAATAAGATTGAGACGTTCTGCAGGATGACTAACGATCCTTGTGCATTTCAGATCACGAAGGCGCTGATAAGTCAGTACTACTCAGCGAGAAGAAGCCAGGGCATTAAAGCTTCGACCATAAACCGCGATCTCAATAGTACAAGTGGCATGTTCACTGCGCTTATTGAGGCCGAATTGTTCTCCGGTGAGCATCCAATTCGGGGCAGGAAAAAGCTGAAGGAAGACCGGCTATCTCACCGAAGGAGAGATAGCCCTTTTGCTCTCAAAGCTCGATGGCGACAACAGGAAGATCGCGATCCTCTGTTTAAGCACCGGTGCTCGTTGGGGTGAAGCTGCACGACTCAAGGCGGAAAACATCATACAGAATCGAGTAACGTTCGTTAAAACCAAGAGCAACAAGCTTCGCACTGTTCCGGTATCAGCAGAAGTCACGAAACTCATAGCCGGTGGTAAGCGAGGTTTGTTGTTTACCAGTGCGTCGTATACCGACTTCAGGCAGACACTTCGGGAAGTAAAACCAGATCTCCCGACTGGTCAGTCTACGCACGCCTTGAGGCACAGTTTCGCGACGCACTTTATGATTAATGGGGGAAGCATCATAACGCTACAAAGGATCCTCGGGCACGCCCGAATTGAGCAAACGATGGCCTATGCTCACTTTGCGCCTGAGTATTTACAGGACGCCATTTCTCTTAACCCGTTAAGAGGTGGCATTGATGCGGAAAATGTCCACATTATGTCCACACTTAGGTAGTAAAATATGGCTTTCGATGGTGTTGTGTGCCGCGCAACCCGCATTACACTGTTGAAAGCCACGACTACCAGGTTTAGGTAATGCACCCGACGGGGCTTTTTCCCCGCTGCGATCGCAGGTATTCCCTTCATTAATGTGTTAAATTTGTTGTATCTATGTTTACTCTTCGTTGGTAGCCGTTTTCCAGCATAAATGACTGACGGCCCCACCCGCGATCGGGAGCCGTACATTCATGTCAGATTTTATTCTTGCTCGCGTCTCGCAAACGCTCGCCAATGAACATTCCCTCGAAATGTTAGTCAGGCAGCTGCTAGAGATGCTGGAGCTTGTGACCAGAATGGAGTCGACTTATCTGACTCGTATTGATTTAAAAGCGCAGCGCCAGCTGGTCCTGTACGCGCATAACAGCAGCGAAATGCAGATCCCGGAAGGGTTTTCGGTGCCGTGGAATGAGTCGCTGTGTAAACGTGCAATCGATGATGACTGCCAGTTCAGTAACGATGTCAATACCCGCTGGCCGTCGTGCATCGCCGCTCAGGGCATGGGTATTATCACCTTCTTCAGCATTCCCGTGCGCCTCGCCGACGGTTCGCTGTACGGCACATTGTGTGCAACCAGCCGCAATAAGCAGCCCTATAACCTCGAAGGCGAGCAGGTGATGGAGCTGTTTGCTAACTTAATTTCTCACTACATTGAGAAAGAGACGCTGGTGGATCAGCTTCGCGCCGCCAACGTCGCGCTGGAAATGCACTCCTATACCGACGAGCTGACCGGCTTAGCCAATCGCCGGGCGCTGTTTAAGCATCTGTCGTCAATGTTTCCCCGCGAGCGCGAACGGCAGCGCAATCTGCTGATGATCTTTATCGACCTCGATGATTTTAAAGCGATCAACGATCGCTTTGGTCATCAGTGCGGCGACAGCTTTTTGATCCAGATTGGCGAACGGCTGAAGGCGAATATTCGCCAGGGAGACCTGGTAGGGCGTCTCGGCGGCGATGAGTTTTTGGTCGTCGGCACCGAACTGGACACTGTGCAACAACAGTCCTTTGTTGCGACCCTGCGAGAGGCCTTACGCGGAGTTTACTTTCTGGGTGAACACCGAATTAACTATCCCGGTGCCAGTTTTGGCGTCACTGAGGTGAATCCGCAGATTCAGGATGTCGAAAGTGCGCTGCGCGCTGCGGATGATGCGATGTATCAGGATAAAAAGTCCCGTCGGCGTGATTCCTTTCTGAATATTGATTAAAACCTGACGGCGATATCCAGTATGATAGCGAGGTTTTCCGGTAAGCTGTGGCGATGTAATGCAACGGCTTAATGGTTTTGTGGCAGGACAGGTCATATTTTTAGCTTCAGGGGTAACATCATGAGATTGGGTATTCTTTTCCCGGTGGCCATTTTTATCGTCGCCGTTGTTTTTCTCGGTTGGTTTTTTGTCGGCGGCTACGCGGCTCCGGGCGGCGCGTAA